GGTCGAGCTGGGCTTCCACGCCAGGCTGACCGTGCGCGTGCGGCTCAACGGCATCGACACGCCCGAGCTGCGTGGGAAGACGGCCGACGAGCGGCGCAGCGCGCAGGACGCCCTTGCGCTGGTCGCGCAGTGGTGCGAGGCGCGGGCTGATCGCATCATCGTCAGGACCGTGCGCGACGGGCGCGATAAGTTCGGGCGGCTGCTGGGCACGCTGATCGACCAGGACACCGGCGAGACGGTGCAGCAGGCCCTGATCGGGGCCGGGCTGGCGCGGCCCTACGACGGGCAGACCAAGCGGCAGCCGTGGCGGCTGGCATGAGGCCCAGCGGCATCTACGCCCGCAAGCATCTCGGCAAGCCGCCCGGCCTGCGCCGGCACCTGCGCGTCGACGGTCGCCCGAGCCCCGGCCGGCCGGCCCTGACGGAGGCCGATCTGGACGGGCCCGATACGCCGACGCGGACCTACAGCCCCGAGCAGGTGCTGGCGATGCACGTGATCTCGCAGGCGGTGTCGGACGTCTACAGCGCCACGGCCAAGCCGCTGGAGCGCGAGACGGCGGCGCAGTTCCTGCTGGGCTATGGGGCGCATGCCGGCATTCATGCCTTCTGGTGCGCGCTGATCGGGGTGCCGGTGCGAGCCGCCGTCGAGCAGGTCATGCTGAAGCATGGGACCGCGATCGCCCGTGTGCGCGCGCATGGGGTGCGGGAGATGCTGCGGCGGCAGACTGAGGCCCGGCGGTGAGATTGTGTGAAGGTGCCGGCGGTCGGCCTGCTAAGATCAGTTCGCGGCCAGGTAAAGGGCCTGACCGCGAACCTAACAACCGGCTGGAAAGGGCAGCGCGGGTGCTTGCGATAGTCTACCGCAAGCAGCCACGCCTGCATCAAAGGTGTGAGCATGTATAACAAGCTGTTTACCAAGATTCTGGACTCGTCGATCTGGCTGCAGGACGACCAGACGATCCGCGTGTGGATCACGCTGTTGGCGTCGATGGACGAAGACGGTTTCGCCCATTTTGCCAGCCCGATGAACCTGGCCGCCCGCGCGCGCGTCAGCCTGGAAGACACCACGCGGATCGTGGCCTACCTGGAAGCGCCTGACGAATTCAGCGGAAACCCAGACCATGAAGGCCGGCGCATCGAGCGGACACCGGGCGGCTGGCTGGTGCTGAACGCCAAAGTGCATCGTGATCTGGTCACCAGGCGCGAGGCGCTGGCGCGTCATCGAGAACGTCAAGCGGCCTACCGTGATCGAAAACGTGACAGTGGCGATGTCACGCAGGCGTCACGCGCGGCAGTTTGTGACGCTGAAACGTCACGCGGTGACGCAAGCGTGACAGCCGAAACGTCACAAACCGCAAAACGTGACGGTCGCATGCTGCAATCAGAAGCAGAAGCAGAAGCATATACAGAAGCACACACACCGATCGCGCGTGAAAAGACCGCGCGATCTGTGCGGGAGGGCTTCGACGAGTTCTGGTGCAAGTATCCACGCAAGGTCGCACGACAGGCGGCCCTGAAGGCGTGGTCACGGATCGCGGCCTCGGTGGCCACGGCCGACATCATGGCCGGGCTCGACCGGGCCACGCGGTCGGAGCAGTGGGCGAAGGACGGCGGCCAGTTTGTGCCCCATGCAGCCACCTGGCTGAACGGCGGCCGATGGACGGACGATCTGCCGGCAGCGCCTGACCGTGGGCCAGCGCCGGTCGCAACCCAGCCTCAGCGTGTCGATCCATGCTTCGGCATGCCGGTGCCATTCACGGCGGGCGGGGCAGTCTGGTGGCGCTGGTATGACTGGATCGTCCACCAGTATTCAGGCGGGAAGATCGGCGACGCTGAGTTCGATGAGGTTCAGGCGAAGTGGGACGCATTCAAGCAAGGGCAGCAGCCATGACCGGACTGCAGACGGACCGCACGCCCGAGCTCGAGGCCGAGCGCGCCGTGCTGGGCGGCATCCTGATCGACCCGGTGCGGCTGGACGACGCGGTCGACCTGATCGGCGAGGCCGACTTCTTCCGGGACGCCCACAAGCGCATCTGGGCAGCCATGCGGCAGATCGCCACGGCCGGCGGGGCCATCGACTTGGTGACGGTGCGGGCGGCGCTGGGGGCTCACCTCGAGGACGCCGGCGGGCCGGTCTACCTAGCCGGGCTGGTCGATGGTGTGTCGCGGTCGAGCAACGTGGCGCACTATGCCGGGCTGGTGCGGGACTACGCCCTGCGCCGGTCGGTCGAGGCGCTGGCGCATCGGCTGCTGGGGGCGGCCCAGGCGGGCGACCTCACGGGCGGCGAGCTGCTCGAGCAGGGGGAGGCGGGCCTGCTGGGCCTGCGGACGGCGCAGCCAGGCACGGCGGTCAGCAGCCCGGCTGATGGGGCCAGTGAGGCGATCGCGGCCATCGAGGACGCAGCGGCGGGCAAGCGGCGGGGCGTGCCGTCAGGCCTCGACGAGATCGACGGGTATACGCACGGCTGGCAGCCGGGGCAGCTGATCGTTCTGGGCGCACGACCCGCGCAGGGCAAGACCGCGCTGGCGCTGCACCTGACCGTGGCGGCCGGGCGGGTGGCCCCGGTCCTGTTCTGCTCGCTGGAGATGTCGGCCCTGCAGATTCGACTGCGTGAGCTGGCGCTGCGGTCAGGCCTGCCGCATCGGCTGATCGAGGCCGGCCACGTGCGAGGCGGGGCGCAGCAGGCGATGACCGCGGCCCTCGAGGCGGTGCATGCCGGCGGCGTGCATATCCTCGACCGTCCAGGCGCGACCGTCGCGCAGATCAGGGCCGCGGCCCGTCGGCTGATGGCGCAGACGCGCGGCCCGCTGTCGCTGGTCGTCGTCGACTACCTGCAGCTGATGCGGTCTGAGCGCGGCAGTCGGCCCGAGAACCGGACGCAGGAGGTCGCGCAGTTCTCGGCCGGGCTCAAGATGCTGGCGCGCGAGCTGGCCGTGCCGGTGGTCGCCCTGTCGCAGCTGAGCCGGCAGGCCGAGACGCGCGCGGACAAGCGGCCCTTCCTGGCCGACCTGCGCGAGTCTGGCTCGCTGGAGCAGGATGCCGATACGGTGCTGCTGCTGCACCGGCCGGGCGTCTACGACCCGGCGGCAGACGAGACGGCGGCCGATGTGATCATCGCCAAGCAGCGCAACGGGCCGACCGGCTTGGCACGGTTACACTTCGACGCGGCGGTCATGCGGTTCACCGATGCGCCGGTCACAGGGAGGAATGATGGCCAGCAGTAGCGGATGGAAGGCAAGCGAGCGACGCATGGCGCGTGATGTCGGCACGGAGCGCATACCCGTCACGGGCGAGCGGGCCGGCTCCGACTTCACCGACGCGATTGCCTGCTACCAGCTGAAGGTTCGACGCATGCTGCCGGCGTGGCTGTGGTCGTGGCTGGGCGGCATCCAGGGCACGGCGACACGGCAGGGCCGGATCGGCGTGCTGGTGCTGCGGGTGCCCCGCATGCGGGACGAGGAGGCGCTGGTCGTCCTGTCGTGGCGGGATTGGGTGGCGCTGCACGGGGCGGCGGGGCGGGTGGAGGAATGACACGCCCAGCTGTCACGCTGCACCTGGGCGACTGTCTGGACGTGCTGCGGCAGATGCCCGAGGCCTCGGTCGATGCGGTCGTCACGGACCCGCCGTACGGGTTGTCGTTCATGGGGAAGCGCTGGGACTACGATGTGCCGTCGGTCGAGGTGTGGGCTGAGTGCCTGCGGGTGCTGAGGCCTGGCGGGCATCTGCTGGCGTTTGCGGGGACGCGGACGCAGCATCGGATGGCGGTGCGGATCGAGGACGCGGGCTTCGAGATTCGCGACCTGATCGCGTGGGTGTATGGCAGCGGGTTTCCGAAGTCGCTGGATGTGTCGAAAGCGATCGACCGGACGGACGCGAGCGAAGAGCAGACGCGGCGACGGCTGAGGTTTACGGCGTGGGTTCGCTCGTGCGGCGTTACGGCACGGCAGATCGACGAGGCGACAGGGACGAACATGGGCACGCACTACACGACGGCGGCGAGTCAACCGGCCATCATGACGCGGGAACACTTGGAGGCGTGTCGGCATCTGCTCGGCGACGTGCCGGAATGGGTCGAGCGCGAGTGCGACATTAGAAGCATCGAGAGTCGGAACATGGCCGCGCGAGAGGTCGTCGGAGTGGCCGAGATGCGGGACACGACCGAAGTCCGGATCGCCGTGACCGCAGCGGCTGACGACTACGACGCGGCCGCGCGTCGCGTCGTGCCGATCACCACGCCAGCAACCGACGCGGCGCGTCAATGGGCCGGCTGGGGCACGGCACTCAAGCCGGCACTTGAGCCGATCACCGTGGCGCGCAAGCCGCTGGCCGGGACGGTGGCCGAGATGGTGCTGGCGTATGGGACCGGGGCGATCAACGTGGACGGGTGCCGGGTCGGGGATGATCTCGTCGTCTCACGGAAAGGGCTCAGCCAGAACCTGCGCCTCAACGATGACAACTGGCGCGGCGTCGGGGCGCGCCTCGCGCCGACAACGAGCGTCGGCCGCTGGCCGTCGAACCTGATCCACGACGGCGGGCCTGACGTGACCGACCTGCTGGGGGACGCGGCGCGGTTCTTCTACACGCCGAAGGCGTCACGGGCCGACCGGGATGCGGGGTGTGACGGTCTACCGCAGCGCACGGCGGCAGAGACGGTCGAACGGGCCGAAGGCTCGGCGGGGCTGGACTCGCCACGGGCCGGGGCGGGCCGCACCTCTGGCGCGCGCAACCATCATCCGACGGTCAAGCCCACCGACCTGATGCGCTACCTGTGCCGACTGGTGACACGGCCGGGCGGCGTGGTGCTGGACCCGTTCATGGGCAGTGGTTCGACCGGACGGGGCGCGATGCTCGAGGGCTTCGCGTTCGTCGGCATCGAGCGCGAGGCTGACTACCTGACGATCGCGCAGGCCCGCATCGAGGCGGCTCAGCGGGACGCGCAGGCCGAGCGGCCGCAGCTGTCGCTCTTCGACGAGGTGGCCGACTGATGCCGATTGCCCCGAAGCGCGCCTGTCTGGTGCCCGGCTGTATGGCCTATGCCGAAGCCCGCGGCCGCTGTCGTGACCATGCGGCCCCGATCCTCGAGGCGCTGGCCCGTGCCCGGCGCGATGAGCCCGGCCGGCAGTGGTATCACTGCGCGCGCTGGCGCAAGCTACGGCAGACCATCCTCAGCCGGCAGCCGCTGTGTGTGCGGTGCCAGGCTGAGGGCCGGGCCACGCCGGCGACGGATCTGGATCACCGAATCCCACATAAAGGCGATTCCAAGACGTTCTGGGACGTCAGGAACCTAGACCCGCTATGCTCCCCGCACCACGTCGAAAAAACGCGGCAGGAGCGACGGCAGGCGGCAAAAACGGGGGGGTAGGGGGGTGTCGATATCTGGGGCGTTTGGCCCGGAAAC